CTTTGGTAAATGCAATAACCTTTGGTAAATGCAATAACCTTTGGTAAATGCAATAACCTTTGGTAAATGCAATAACCTTTGGTAAATGCAATAACCTTTGGTAAATGCAATAACCTTTGGTAATACGTGTCTTCAACCGAAGGACAAGACGTGTCTTCAACCGAAGGACAAGACGCCTAGAATTAGAACGTCTTCAACCGAAGGACAAGACGTGTCTTCAAAACGTCTTCAACAATTGTATTGCTAATTCACAGGCAATCTGCTCTGCCTTCTTCTTAATCTTGTGCTTCCCCTCTGCCAAGAACAAGAATATTTTCCGATTCACCGACATATATTCATGCACCTCTTCATGACTTCGGAACCGGGTACTACATACAACACATTCTTCCGGTCGTTGTTGCGCTTCATGTATTGCCTGTCCTAAACACAAATAAACACCCATATGATATCCCGTCATATCCTGGTAAGGCGACAACTCCAGATAATGCGGCGTCACCTTGTATTCCTTCTGAATAATTACCTGCAAAATATTCTTATAATTGTTGTCATTGTTCACGAGTGCGGTCCAGTCGACATGGCGCTCGAAGACTGCCTGTATGAAAATCTCTGCCATCTGAAACCCCGGACCTGTATGAAAGTGATTATCAAACCACCCTGCCTCATCGTGCACTTGTATTCGGTTGAAATCTAGGAAAATCGCCCCAACAAACGCCTCGAAAAGACATCCGAGTTTTTTCAAATTGGTACGGGTCTGTTTCGATTCCGCATGTTTCGAGAGGACATACCACCGATTCAGTCCCATTTCTTGTGCAATGCGACCGATGCTCTCATTCTTCACCAGTTCGATTTTTTTCTCCGTCATGAACCCCTCCTGTGCCTTCGAGAAACGTTTGTAAAGGTAGAATTTAGTGAAACATTCTAGAACACCATCGCCGACGAATTCTAGACGTTCGTTCGATTTTGTGGAAAGCGGCAAACAATCTGCTGGTTGGTTCACGATGACGACGCTATTCTGTTCGTTCTCTAATGCCGGGCGCCGAATATACGATTTATGGATGAATGCGCGTTTATAAAGTTCCAGATTGAATATCGGAATCTGGATTCCGTAGGATTTAAGAATTCCCTCCACGTCTTCTTTCGTGATAGAACGATTTAGAGGATTGTAGGGGTCGAACACATATGTTTCGACACCGGATGCGGAACGTTCAACGCGGATATCATCATCAACATATTCTGCAGGAAGACTCATTGTATATGCGTGCGTTTGAGAAAGGTTACTAATAGGATTTTATAAAGAAATCTTTAGATAGTTGACGCGATTGAATTATGCGTATTTACCGGTTTCAATTTTCTATATACCAACCAATGTAAAAAATAAAAATATGTTTAGGGTTATATATACCCATAAACAGAATGCCACAAGGAGGTGCTTGGTCTAATTCGAATAGAAACCGAATGTTAAGCAATGTTAGTACTGTTCAAAACCAGGGAGGCGGCGAGAAGAAAGCCGGATTCCCTTACCAGGTTGGTCGTGAATCCTGGTCAAGTATTTTCATCCATGCCGTTGACCCCATCAATGGTCGCTGCTGCAACCGCGGAAAGATTGGAACCACCATGGTCTTCACCAAAAACACGGTTCGCCCCATTGGAAACGATTCCCGTATTCCTATGCGTTAAATAGTATTTCATAAACAATATAATGAACCAATTATACGTCCATTATATTGTTATTATCATATCGTATTATGCTCCAAATTGTTGTCGATGTCAGAGAGCACGGATTAATTGAAAAGTTGAGAGGTCTTGTCGACGAATCCAAATCGTCTATTTCCATTGCCACCGAACAACTCCTTCTCGGAGATATCCTCTTAAGGAAAAAAATCGAAGATCCAATTGGTACCGACACCCGATTTCGAGAAATTCTCTTATACGAGAGAAAGTCGTTCACGGACCTTCTCGCAAGTATCAAAGACAGGCGTTACGAAGAGCAATCTCACCGCCTTATTCATTCAAGCGGTCTCCATCCGCATAATATTTGCTATTTGCTGGAAGGCACTTTCGCAACACTCCGTAATCCGGCAGACAAACGCATCCTATTATCTGCCATGACGAGTCTGTCCTATTTCAAAGGGTTTAGCGTTATCCGAACCGCGACGATTTACGAAACCGCGGAACTCATTTGGGCAATGGCAAACAAGATACAGAAAGAATTCGAGAAAGGGCGAGAGGCGCCGTCATATATTGTTGCCTCTCAACCCAATCCAGTTGAAGAAAATGACCATGTTGAGAGGATAGAAACTTCAGGTAGTACTGTTGCGTACAGTCATTTCGTGAAAAAGGCAAAACGCGAGAACATTACGCCGGAAAATATAGGCGAAATTTTGTTGTGTCAGATACCAGGAATCAGCAGTCATATTGCCACGGAGGTTCTCAAACATTTCGGTGGGTCCTTTACACAACTGATAACGGAAATCAAGACCTCTCCCGAAAAATTGGATGCGATTTATTTGGAGTCATCTAAGGGTGATGGTAAACGGCGCAAATTGAGCAGCGCGGTGATTCAGTCGATTTTGAGGTTTTTAGGGGTGTAATGTATAATTTAACCCGACTATACATTAAAATGGATTATTTACGTAACTATTTTAAACCCAAAAAACAAGAATCTCCCCCTGCGCCTAAACAAATACAAGTATTTAATTCTGCTATTTATGATTATACACATTTACCGAATGGTAAACTTCCAACCCCAATTCCAATCGAAGGTGACGTTAGTATTGTAGACAAAAAATATGTAAAAAATGGATTTAATGGATCCCCTATACGTGTAGTAGAAGATGAATCATTTTTTATGGAAGGATCTCTATACAGTAGAACTGGTGGTAAGAGATTAATCGGTTCGGAAGATAATGGACGAAATTCCTTTGAACCAATTAAATACAAAGTCCAACTTACAAATGGCGGATTGATTGAGTTTACCCAAGATGAATACTATTTCAAAGTAGTGCCGGAACCGAACTCTTCTTTCACAGCAGGTAAACGAAAGTCCAAAAAATCAAATCGTTCTATACCCCGAATGAAAAAATACAAAAAGAATTCTACAAGACGCATAAAAACAAATAAATAAACTATTTTATTTTCTTATCAATGACACATTATGGATAAGGTTGTGGAGGACCATAAATAGGCAAATTCTGTGCTCCTTTAGGTGTCGCGTAATTTGTAGGTCCGACTTCATTCTCCACGTATTTCCCCGTATCCACTTGTCCCTGGGTATACAAAACACCCCCCCAATTCGTGTCCATTGGATTGTCACTCATCGGCACGTTCTCCGTAGATTCATGCACTTTATCCAAGTCTGTGATTCGCCCAATAAACATATTATCTGGATCAAATCCAGGGTACATATTCTGGTTGTATCCATTATCACGAGAGGCGTCCAAATTATCTACTATTTTCCCGTCGTAAGATTGGACGAGAGGAGACGATGCCGGAACTCCCGCAAAAGGATTGAATGGACTCGGTCTTATCCTGTAGATGTCGCTTCCTTGTGAGTTGTTTTCTTGTTGCAAAAACAACGGCGGACAGTCTTTCCCCGCGTTTTTCCTCGAAGTAAAGAAAATGCTGTATTCTTCTAAACTATTGAAAATCATAGGGTTCGCGCCTTGGATTATCGGCAGTTTCGTATTGTAGAGGAAAAATGCAGGTCCGCGTTGAATGAGAAGATCGGGACATCCTTCCGGTGTTGCCGGCGCGGGAGACTGGTAATTACTATCTGGTCTGACCTCTAATCCTTCGGTTTTAGCAATCATGTTCTTTAGGTCCATGGTCGTGTAAACGTACCCTCCCAATACAAACGCAAACAGCAAAAACAGTAGGAATAGTATTTGGTATATATTCGATTTTCTTGCCATTTATATAAACGTTTACAGATTAAATATATAATAGTCGTCGAAAATATGTGCGTATTTTATAACAACCTCTCGCTATTATTATGTCGAACGGAACGAACTTTGAGTCCGAACAAACCCAACTCCACGAACAAGAATCTGTAGAAGTTGGAGGTCGAATACGCCGAAAACACCCCCGCCACAATAAAACCAAATCGAATAAAAAAGACATCATCGTTGGTAAAGTCTACGCGGATTGGTGCGGGCATTGCCAGATGCTCAAACCCGAATGGGCGAAAATGAAGAAACACATTTATTCGAAGAAAGGCAAAAAACACGTCGTATTTGCCGAAGTCGAGGAGAAACAGATTGGAACCAAATTGCGGAAATTGGAAAAAGATCATGGCGTCAAAGTAGAGGCGAATGGGTACCCGACGCTTTTCCGGATTGAAGGGGGAAAAGTGAAATATTATAATGGAGACCGTCAATCTCATGCGATGTCGCAGTGGTACTTGAAAGGCGGAGACGCAGAAGAAGGACCAGAACTACAAGAACCACTAATCCCGGGATTGATGCAAGACCAGCAGGGTGGAAGACACAGATTCCACACAAGGAGACGCGGAAGACATTGGAATCGTTTCCATAACCAACATAAAGGAACCCGCAGACATTTCGAGAAGAAAACCCCCGGAGTTCTCGACTTTTTATTCGGGAAATAACAAGTATTTCGCGAAAATTGAATCCTTGAAACCTGTTTTTGAAAACGAGATAAATATACGATTTCAAAAACTATTAACTAACTGAGTTCCTCTCGCACCTATATGCAAAACCCCCCGAAACTGAATAAAATGAACATTGGTAAACCTTTTCGACTCATTGATTTCAAAACGTTCGACGATACTCTCAATGCAGTCAAATCGGGAACACCGAGTGGATCCGACGACTCATCTAGCGACGGGTCCGCCACCTCTGCGTCCCGCTTGCGCCAGTTCATGGTCCAAATGTTCGGTGTCAATGAACAAGGACAGACCTGCAGTATTATTGTCCATGATTTCAAACCTTTCTTCTTCTTACATGTCGGCGATAATTGGGACCAATCTGTCGCGAATGGATTCATGCGTGACCTCTACGCGAAATCCGGCGTCAAATGGTTGGAATCCCAGGTCGAATCGGTGCGTCTAGTCGACCACCATAAACTCTACGGATTCTCCGCAGGAAAAAAAGAGCGATTCATCCAGGTAACATTCCATAATCAATCCGCGTTCAATCGCATGAAGAATTTATGGTATAAAAAAGACCAAGGCGGTAACAGGCGCCTCATAACACAACCTTTCCGCGGAGTGGAAGTTGCCATCTACGAATCCAATATCCCGCCTCTCCTCCGCTATTTCCATATCAAAAACGTCTCGCCATCGGGTTGGGTGAATGTGCAGTACAACCGTGCCTACAAACCGACGAACCCGTCGACCACCTGCACATTCGAATGTATCTGCTCTTCGAGTCAACTTGTACCAATGCCGGAGAAGGAGACGCGTGTTCCGTACAAAATCATGAGTTTTGATATTGAAGCGAGTTCGTCTCACGGCGACTTTCCTCTCCCGCAAAAAACATACAAAAAATTGGCACAACATTTAGTCGATGCATATTTTCGAACATATGGCGACTCCAAATCGGTGGACCCAGACACGGTTTCAGACCTGGTCCGGAATGTGGTCATGGCAGGGTTTGATGCTACACGCGAATCCTCGAATATGTGCGATGATGTGGATCTGGTCTACCCGAAACGCGCTCCCTCGAAATCGCGGATTTTGTCGACCATTGAATTGTTGCTAAAAACTCCTCTCGACAATATGCACAAAATCAAGACGGACGACACCGAGGATAAATCGAAACTGTTGACGATTGGTGCCATGTTTGAGAAGATGCGTGGAGGCGACAAGTTTCACACAAGTGGTGACGGAGACTTGGACGACGACTCTGACGCAGAAGAACTAGAAAATGCAGGTGATTTAGAAGAGGATTCGGACGAAGAGGACTACAGAGAATCGACTTACCAATCGTCGGTGAAAGTCAGCAGAACATGTACTTTAGTTGAATTGCTGGTTTCGGATAAATACAATCGCGACGCGAAAATCACGCGAGTCGACGAAGCACTGACACAGTTGTTCCCGCCATTGAAAGGCGATGAAGTGACATTCATCGGGTCGACTTTCATGCGAAACGGCGAACCCGAACCTTATCTGAATCACTGTTTTGTCGTCGGGTCTTGCGACCCGGTGGATGGCACGACGATCGAAACTACCGCGACAGAGCGCGAGATGCTTTTGCGATGGACCGACCTGGTCACGACGGAGAACCCCGATATTATCATCGGGTACAATATCTTTGGTTTTGATTATGAGTTCATGTTCCGTCGTGCGATCGAGAATGACTGCACCAAAACGTTCTTGTTATTATCACGCCGCATCGGCGAATTGTGTGTCAAGGAACAGGGATTTAGGAAACCTGGTGCTGCATCAAATACAGATGCGACAAAACCTGGTGATTCGACAAAACCTGGTGATTCCTCAGACTCGATTGATATCGAGCATACCACCATTGCCCTCGCAAGTGGCGACTACGACCTCAAATACATCAAACAAACAGGTCGATTGCAAGTCGATATGTATATGTATTTGCGGCGTGAGTACAATTTCGGATCGTACAAACTCGATGATATGGCGTCGTATTTCATCAGCGACGACATCAAGCGTGTTGAAATCATACATGACGCGAGTGACGATTCTACAGTGACACATCTTTACGAGGATGATGTGTCCACCACAGTGACCCATCTTTACAGTAAGAATCTGATGGGACTCCACGTCGGCGACTTTATCCATGTCGAAATCACCAGTTTCACCAGTGATTACTACGACGGAGGCAGGAAATTCGTGGTCGAAGATATCCTAAAGGACCAACCCGCCGATCCTCTTGTTCCGGATGGACCAAAAACAAATATCATCGTGATTCGCGGCGACCACTCCGAACTGCGTTCTTACAAAAGCATCAAGTGGGGCATGGCAAAAGACGATGTGACGCCGCAAGATATCTTCCGACTGACCAAGGGCAGCGCAGCAGACCGAGCTCTTATCGCAAAATACTGTATTCAGGATTGCAACCTGGTTCACCACCTTTTGAACAAAGTCGATGTCTTGACCGGTTACGTCGAAATGTCGTCGATTTGCAGCGTCCCCATCAGTTTCTTGGTATTCCGCGGGCAAGGAATCAAACTGACGAGTTATGTGGCAAAGAAATGCCGTGCTAAAGATACCTTGATGCCGGATTTAGAGAAATCGGGAGGCAATGAAGGATACGAAGGCGCCATCGTACTTCCTCCTAAATGTTCGATGTATATGGACAATCCGGTTGCCTGCGTCGATTATGCCTCTCTGTACCCCTCGTCGATGATTAGTCAGAACTTCTCGCACGACAGTAAAGTCTGGACCCGCGAATATGATTTAGAAGGGAATCTTCTAAAAGAAACTGGCGAGAAAGACCGGAAGACCGGCAAATACAAATACGATGAATTGCCGGGATTCGAGTACATCGACATCGAATTTGATACGTTCCGGTATGTGCGTAGGACACCCACTAGCGCCGCGGTCAAGACCAAGTGTGGGAAGAAAGTGTGTCGCTGGGCACAGTTTCCCGACTCGAGAAAAGGTATCATGCCGAGTATTTTGGAGGAATTGCTAAAGGCACGGTCGGATACGCGGAAGAAGGCAAAGACCGAACCTGACCCTTTCATGCAGAATGTGCTGGATAAGCGTCAATTAGGTTACAAGGTGACTGCAAATTCGTTGTATGGACAATGTGGAGCAAAGACATCGTCTTTCTACGAGAAGGATGTTGCGGCGTCGACGACGGCAACGGGGCGAATGATGATTACCTATGCTCGCAGGATTATTGAGGAGGTTTATGGAAATCGTGAGTATGATACGGAATGCCATGGACCTGTTTTGACGAAAGCAGAGTATGTTTATGGTGACAGTGTCGCAAATTATACTCCGGTTTATGTTCGGACCGCTGATGGAACCATGGATATTTGTACGATTGAAAGTTTAGCAGAAAAATATGGAACGGCGAAGGGAGAATGGGCAATATGTGAAGAACCTGGGAAACAGACCAAGGAATTCTGTGAAATGTGTCCAGGAGTAGAAACGTGGACAGATAAGGGATGGACCAAGTTGCATCGCGTGATAAGACATGCCTTGGCGCCGAATAAAAAGATGATTCGTGTGGTGACACATACTGGATTGGTGGATGTGACGGATGACCATTCACTATTGAGAGAGGACGGGACCGAGATTTCACCTAAAGAAGTCAAAGTCGGTGATACATTATTGCATAGTTCTCTGCCTTTTGGATATTGGAAACGCGGTGGTGATATTGCGTATTCGGAAGTATTTGATACCCAGTTGGAAGCAGCGATTGCTGTGTCGCGAAGTCCGTGCGTCTTCTCTATTATTGAAGTTGTCCTGAATAAATGCGTATCCAAATACTGCATCATCAATAAAACCCTCATTTCCGACTGGTCTTCGAATGCGATTCAGAACATGCGTGAAATCCCCTACGAGGGATATGTCTATGACTTGACCACCGACAACCACCATTTCGCAGCAGGAATCGGCAACCTCATAGTCCATAATACGGACTCGGTATTCTTCACTTTCAATCTGGAAGACCCGAAGACAGGCGAGAAAGTTCGCGGTCCGAAAGCGCTCGAGATGACTATCGAGATTGCCCAAGATGCTGCTGCGCTCTGTACGCGATTCTTGAAACCGCCAATGGAACTCAGTTATGAGAAGACACTCATGCCATTCATTCTCCTAAAGAAGAAGCGGTATGTCGGCATGCTCTACGAGACCGACCCGAAGAAAGGCAAATTGAAATACATGGGTCTCTCTATCAAACGCCGCGATTCGTGCGATTATCTGAAAGACGTCTACGGCGGCATTCTCAATATTCTGATGAAAGAGAACGATATCATGAAGTCGGTGGACTTTCTCCATAAGTGTTTAGAGGAATTGGTGCAAGGTCGGGTGCCGATGGAAAAACTCATGATAACTCGTGCTCTCAGCAGTTATTACAAGAATCCGCAGACGATTGCGCATCGCGTTTTAGCAGATAGAATTGCGAAGAGAGACCCGGGGAACAAACCGAAACCGGGCGACCGTCTCAAGTTCGTGTTCTTCGAGAACCCTGCTGCAAAACTACAGGGTGAGAAAATCGAATTGCCTGAGTATATTCAATCGGAGAATCTGAAAATCGATTATGCGCACTATATTACGAGGCAATTGATGAAACCTCTGCAACAGTTGTATGGTCTCGGGTTGGAACAAATCTGGGAGCATCAGAAAAAACAGTTGGCAATCCGAACACATAAGAAGGAAGTGGCAGATTTACGTAAAAAATACCCCGACCAAGAGACCTTCGCAAAAAAACACGACGATTTCTGCTCGAAAAAAGTGAAACCGCTCTTGTTCGATAAGTGGTTGACACAGTTACAGAACCAGCGAAACAATGCGCGCGAAATAACCGGGTTCTTCAAACCTGTAAATAAATCGTAACAAAATGCATGTACACTATATAAGAATGTCAACTAGAAAAAGAGGCAACAATCGTAAGAAAGGTACGAGAGGACGAACGCAGAAAGGAGGAAGTGGATTTCTTGACAAATTAAAGAGTTGGGTTGGATTCTCACAAGATCCAAGTCCAAGTCAAGAAGACCCGAAACCCTCTGCCGAAACTACTCCTTCTCCGTCTCCTTTACCTAGGTTAAGTGGCGGAAATCGTAGAAGAAAGAAGAGAAGAACATAGGATATGCGTCCTCGTCGTCGTACGGATAGTGTTTTGGTAAATCTAGCAAAACACTATACCCACAACTGTCATGTGGTCTATGATTCTATTTAACGGTATTTTATCTATAATAATCATATTTATTGCCCATCAACTCTGGGAATACTGCAAGATTAATTACACTACACAGAAAACGAAGAATTTAGTGGAAACACAGGCGTCTAAATATAAACAAATTGCGGAAGATATGGAGCGTAATTCATCTCCGATGCACTCCGGGTCTTATTTGAATTCATCTCCGATGCACTCCGATGAATATGCAACGACCCATCGTGCATCAGAGATGCACTCCGGGTCTTATTTGAATTCGACTACATTAGTTATGGTAGAATCTCCTCCAAAACAACTGCCCGTAAAAATCCAACCGTCTGATTTTTTACCTCTCGACGAAAAGGAATGGGTTCACAAAGAACTTGCCACGTTTATAGATACGTTGTAATGCTAACTCCCACAGAAAATTACGACCGACGCATTACCACACAAATGTAACCCGCAGTGTAAAAAAGTGGATAACCATACATGTCCTCGGTTATGTAGATACCAACTAGCAGGGAACAGCAAAACCACCGCAACATAACAAATCCAGAACAAAAGAGAGTTGATCTTGAGAATAATCGCGCGCACAAAAAGATAGATGAATCCGACGCAGACCACAAACATGTCTACATTTCGTCTAAATCCGAATTTAGGGTCCCTCCAATGATTTAATGAAGTAAGGAGAATGATAATACAAAGTACACCCGCGTCATATTGTTTCTTGTGGAATGCATATATTGCAGTAACCCCGATTAATAACGATAACCAGAATAATATATCGGATTGGTCTTTAGGAAGGAATGGAACTTCTTCGTTTATTTCGAGAGGTTGCATACGATTTTCCATTCTTGTAATGAATAAACATATTATCCTCGAAATGTGAAACAAATTATTCATAATTTAAAAAATAAGGTACTAAATAAGAAACAAAAATCAGAAGAACAATATTCGAGTTTGTACTAAGATATTTACTCAATAAAGATGCGATGAAACAGGTGGCGACAATCATCGTCGAATCTGCTAGAATTGCTTTCCATCCGACTTCCTTCGCGTATACTTTAAAGAAATCCAGCATAGCGTTATGTCCAATAGGCGTGCTTTCGAATATTGCGGAGAAAAGAAGGTCGTGGAATATCTGTATAGCGACTGCTAACCCAGCAAAATAAAAGAGGTTGAATGTCGAGAAGACATAATAATAGAAAAATCTCGCGAGTATTAACCCGAGAACAATGCTCAATACATCCGCACCGAGTGCCATGATATGGTATTTCATGTACCACGTTTTCAATGTTTTCGAGTCGATAATACCTTTGAATGTACCGAAAATTCCGACAAGGTCGACAATCAGTGCCGCGTTGAAAATGGGGAAATAGTCTGAAATTTTATCAAAATGTGATATGTCGCCGAAATTCATTATATAAACTCCGGAGAAGGAGTTTCGGTGTTCTTCCGACTCCGCAATGAACGTCTATTCATATGGGCAAAAATCCATATGACTAGACGTCAAGTAATACAGCACCAATGTCTAGTCGTATCACGGTTGCATCCGACTTTTTCATGTATGGCAACTATCTACCTCTCATCAAAACATCGAATATAATATATTTTAAATTTATACATGCCATTTATTCGTAATTATAATGGAGCAATGAAAATATTGAAAGAAATCGGAAATGGGACGTGTAAAGGAACGTGCAAAACAACGTGGATACGCAATTTAAGATATGCATTAAAAACAAAAACAAACCCTTTATCATTAACCAAAAAACAGCGTAAAAATATGACTGAAAAACTTACAAGCGTTTCGGGTAAAGATGCTATAAATCAACACAGCAAAACATTAAAAAAATATAAAAATCGAAAATCGCCACCATATCCGGCAAATGAAAATTGCGATAAAAAAATGGTCGGTAATGATGGGAACCTTTACCTATCTAAACGAAATATAAATGATGTCTGTTCTTGGAAAAAAATATAAACGGCAACGAATGCCTAGAGTCATATGGGGGGTTGCCCATTGCCTCCGGCAGACTAGACATTAAGACAAAGGTGTAAAAATATGAATGCATTATATGGTAAATAAAATGCGTTCTTTCAATAAAACTCGAAAAACCCCCCATCCCGAAATAGCAAATATTCCGCCTCCTTTTTGTCGACAAGGAAACAAATTCCCAATGCGTTCAGAAATCATCCGTCTGATTCCTCCCCATAAACGCTACGTCGAACCCTTCTTAGGGTCTGGTGCCATATTCTACAATAAACCTCTCGACATCTCTCAGGAAAACGTGTTGAACGATTTAGACAAACATACTTACGACCAACATCGCGTGTTGCGTGATGCACCAACAGACCCTGCGAAATACCCGGCACCTCTCAATACGTTTCCTAAAATCAAGAAGTTTTATCAAAAAACCGTAAAAACAACTGCCGATCGATTAATACACGAAAAGATAGAGGCGTGTAATGGATTTTCTGGGTCGCCTGTCCGTCTCTCCTACGGGATTTACCGGAAGGCAGACCCGACCAAGATTCTCAGAAATCTCCGGCATTATCAGTCGCGACTAAAACACAACACGAAACTACTGAACCAAGATTATTCTGCGGTTGTCAAGAAATACGATTCGCCGACGACATTCTTTTTCTTCGACCCGCCGTATGAACACACCCGCGCCATATACGGGTATGGAGAGCACAAGGATTTCGATTTCGACAAACTACAAGAGGTTTTGCGAAGTATAAAAGGCAAGTTTCTGATGACCATCAACGACAGTCCGAACATTCGCAATATATTTAAGGACTTCAATATAAAGACGACACGGGTTTATGCGCGATGGTCGCGCAAAACAAAACGGGCAACGGACCGCAAAGAATTATTAATTACGAATTATTGAACCACTCACAATTTGATTTGCTATACAGTAATGATGAGCAGCAGCAATTATATGAGTAGCAATATGGTTTAATTTATAAAATGGCGATATTTTAACTACCGCCCATGATGCCCATATACACATAGAATGTTTTGCAATTAATATCATAAGATCCGTATAAGAACGATAGTCTTTTTCAATTAACAAGTTCATAACAACTGCAGTCAACCCGGGAAGGTTAATAAGTATATAGAGATAGATTCTCTTTGGCGACTCTTGATTAAATCGTAATTGGTCGCCATTCGTTTTCATACTTTTGATATGTCGAATCGTTAACCATCCAAAAGATATATTTAACCAGACCAAAAATAGAACACATCTCAAAATGAATTTAGGCGACGATGGATAATAACTCCAAACGGTCGAAACAAAACTTCCAAACGCACAGACATTCACTCCAATTGCGTCGTTTATCATAAGTTGACTACCATCAGTTAGACTATCAAAAGATTCTCCTGTCAATCTTAACTCATTGTATAAAAAATGATGAAAATCATAACTTGTATATGATAGAAACGCTACACAACACATATCAATGATTGCCGGAATTTCGGTAAAATTATTATTTTTGTATACATAAGCGCATACGACATAGGAAAGGAACAAAGAGTATTGACAGATATATTCGCAAATTAAATAAGAGTTATACTTGACAACTAGTTGTTTATACGATTTTCTTAAAATGGTCATTAACCAATAAATATTGAGAGCGTAAAATCCCCATATAGACAGGTTATAACCCAAGTACAAGGTAGTTCGATTTCCCATCAGGTCTTGATGCCAAGAATAAGTGGTCGGATTAAATACCACGAATCTTCCAAGGTCAATAATACGGACTTTTACAAATGACACAAGAAATGCAAGGTCAAACGCGTTTTTTATAATGGGTTCGATTTTCTTGAGTTTGTTCGATTTTGAACGTTCAATTAAGTCGCATACTATTATTTTGCCGCTATAAAAAATTGTCGAATATTCACATCGAGTAAAATAGACCACCGTATTATCTGGTCGATCATCATTTGATGCGAAAATGAGTTTAAATCCAATGTTTGTCAACACAAACGCGTGGTGAATAAAGGACGACCCATAAATCATGTAAGATGCCATAACCACCGCAAGATAATAACGAAACCAATCATTTTGCAACGCGTAAATACTAGATAACGTAACAAACATATTTACGTAACCACGTAAAATATTATGTTCAGATTTAGGTTTTTCAAGAACGTCATTGGGGAGGGTTTGATCAATCGAGTTGTTTACTTCTGCATTTTCGGTCATTTTTATTATTGAATCCCCGTAAATTGTATTAGATTTATAAATATGTACTCAGGTTTTTATGTTTTTATAGTTAATGTATTTTGATCATGCCTGAGTATGTACCAAAATCACCCCATAATATAAATGAAGCATTTGCTATTAATCTTCACATTAATTGTATTTTTCATTCTTGTGTGCTTCGTATACCCGTATTACCAATCCAACTACTCCACGTCGAGCAAATCAAAAGAAGGTATGACGTCCGACGAGTTCGACGAATATGTCCAGTCATTCAAGGAAAAAGAGAACCGCATGTTCCCATTCCGCTATTTCACCGACGAAAATGACCGAGTTCTGCCTTTCGTGGCAGTCACCGGATTTTTCCGCGAGAAAGCAGCAGAGGATAAATACCATGAATATGTCGCGAACGGCATACATGTATTCGGCATCACTGCCTATAAATCATTCCCGAATCGTGCGCTAATGGACTCGACGGAAGGCGAATACGAACGCAACGATACATTCGATTACACTGGGAAAATCCGCGATTGGTTATGTTGTTTCCGGAGCGCAGAGGAAAATGGGTTCACTGGCAAGAATCAATTGATTGATATAAGTGAATCCGATTTCTATAATGCAGAGGACGATTCCGTTTTGGATGCGGTGCCCAAGAAATACGATTTCATTTATATCTGCAATAAAGATTCCGACGACTGTCCTCTCGACGGTTGGAATGCGTTCAACCGCAACTTCGATTTAGCGAAAAAATGTTTCCCTGTCATGTGTGCCGAGTTTGGACTGAACGGACTCATTGTTGGAAGAGAAAATTGCGGATTAGAGGAAGAAGAATACGGCAAATATTTAGAGGTAATCGGATGGTTGGATTGGTCTGACCTACAAGCGAAAATGCGAGAGGCGAAATTCCTTTTTGTGCCAAATATATTTGATGCGTCTCCCCGTGTCGTATCCGAATGTATTACTAAGAATTTGCAAGTATTAATGAACCGTGAAATCATGTGCGGGTTCAAGTATATTAATTACCAGACAGGTGAATTGTTCAACGATGAGAAGGATATAAGAAACGCATTGATAAATCTTCTCGCAAAACCCGTATCGGTTTCTTCGAAAAAATGGTGGGCAGAAAATTATAGTCAGGATAAGTCGCAAAAACGATTGCGCGATTTTTTGGCGGAAGGAAATCCCGGAATTATCGACGATGTACAAAGAGTCAAGTTTATTTTATAACGGATGACACAATATATTATATAAAATGTCTGCGTTTGAGTCTGAACATCTTATTGCAACAAATAAAAATACCCTCATTTGTACCGTTGGTCGGATGAACCCTCCTACTCCTGGTCATTTGTTTATCATAAGACGTCTATTATCAAACGCAGTTGAACTTGGAGTAGATGAAATATATGTGTTCCTCTCGAGTAGTCAAGATAATAAGAACCCGTTGGTGTGCGATGAAACGCAGAAAAAACATATTTTGCAAAAGATGGTTCAGTCTCTCAAACGGAAGATGGGAGAGGAATCACCGGAACACAAATCTGCTATATCGGACATTCGGGTTATGATAGAGTGTTGCGAAAAAAGTCCGGTGGTGGGATTATTTGAAAAAATATACGAGAAGACGACTGCATTACCGAGTGAATTAATTCATATATACATTACTTTGGGGGAGGATAGGGAATCGATTAAATTTAAGGTTGAGGGGACGGTATTTCATAAGGATTATTTGCCAAGACCGGGGATGGAGAATGCGTTGGCAGACGAGAATGCGACCAAGCATGCGACAGAGAATGCGACCGAACCCACTGTAGATATTGGGTCGATGTCTGCCTCTTTGGTAAGAAAAATCGTCCAAGAAGGAAACAAAGACCGGTTCGAATCGGTTTATTCGGATTATTTAAGCACCACCGATATGGACGATCTTTATAAATGGATTGACACTGGATTGAAGAAACCACCAAAGAGTCCCAAAACAAGACCAAAATCGGTTAAACGAAAGAGAGACATAAACGAAAAGAAGAGTCCAAAGAGTTCTAAAAAGAGGGGCGGCAGAAAATCCAGAAAAATTGATTTTAAAAACAAACATAAATAATATGCTGCAAAATATACCAATTGCGATTCAATTATAAAATGAACTCCCTCTCGAAATATACCGCGATTTTAAATCGGTTTCCCAAATTCGAACTTTCCTATGAAACGGTTTCCCATAAGAAAGTTTCCACAAATACTGGTACCAAGGAGAATACACCGTCGTCAAGCGATTCTGTCGCTATCGCAATATCACTCGGACGTAAGTATTTTATCTGGTATACATACGAATATGGCACTTCAAAAGACGCATGTTATTTAGTCGGACTAGACAAGGATAAACGTATATGTTCGATTGAACCACGTCTTAGCGACTTGCCGTATGGTTCTTGTCCGCCGCGATATTGTCTTGGAACTGTCGTATATGGGACAATGTATGAAAATAGTTCGGAACCTTCCGAAAAAGGCAGCAAACCCCATTTCATAGCAGAAGATATTTATTATTATTGCGGCACCAACCTCTCGAACCTCTGTTTCGGCGACCGTATTGGGTTTATGCGCGATTTCGTGAAAGGCATTACCAATGACACGATTTCCTTGCCTCTCATGTGGTACGTAAATGCAGGAAAAGAGCAGACCCCAATCATACCCCCCGAATTCGCATCGAAAATCGGGTACACTCCGCACCATATTCAGTACCGTGAAATTCGGAGAGTCGCGCCTTATATCAATGTGGCAATCCCGAAACGCGGTGCGATTCCATCGTCAGCGGGATTACCAGTATCTTCTGCCAAGGTCGCACAGAAAATAACGGCAACTTCGGTAATGAACCCGATTCCAAAATTTGATTTCTCAAAACCCGCGTTCCGGTATTCCGCGGTATTCAATATCACGGCAGATCCACAACTCGATTTGTATCATTTGTATGCGTATGGTGGTCCGAATAACTCCGTATATTGCGGTCTAGCAGGAGTGCAATCATTCAAAACAAGTATATTTATGAACAAGTTGTTTAGGCGGATAAGAGAGAATGAGAATTTGGATTTAGCGGAAGAAAGTGAGGACGAATCGGATTTCGAAAATATGGACACGAATAAATACGTGAATTTAGACGCGATTTTGACGATTGAGTGTGTATTCAACCAGAAACATAAAAAATGGATTCCTGTGCGTTTGTCTACTGACAAGTTGACGCACATTGAGAAGTTGATTGCGGCATCTGGATACCGTAGATAATAAATATATGGTTATTAGATATAGAAATGAGTCAGTTTCAACCTCTCAGTACTGAAGAACCTCCTGAAATCAAATTTTCCAGACCAAAATCACACAAGAGAAGAAGACCAAAGACCCGCAAAGAACCGAATCTCACAAAGAGAGAGAGACTTGATTTGCAGAGATGGGAGAAGGAGATGATTGCGTTGAATAAGAAGTTGAATGAACAGATTAAAAAACGCAAGAGTTGCAGGAAACAATCCCTCGCAAAGACGTTGGCAAATGCAAAAAGGTTGAAATTGTCAAGAAAACGCAAGGCACGTAAACAAAAGGAGAAAGAATCGGTTGTTCCTTTGTCTGAACCTGAACCGGAGGTTCAAGAGGAACCAGTCCAAACATCTATGGAAAGTAATATGTCTGAACCAGAAACATCTATGGAAAGTAATATGTCTGAACCCGCAGAATCATCTGAGAACAATGTTCCTGAATCCGCGGAATCTGTTGAAAGTAATGTGTCGGAAGAAGCACAAACACAGACAGAAGGGGAGGAGAAACCAAGTATTATTAATTCCGTTACAGAAGGTGTTAAATCTGCCGCATCTTCCGTATCTTCTGCGGCGGAAAGTGCAGCAGAATCAGTTGGGTTAAAAACGCCTGAAGAGGAAAAGAAGGAAGGTGGTCGGACCCGTAAAGGTAAAAAAAACGGTAAGAATGGTAAGAAGAGTCGACGTTAACGACTAGGCATTAACGACTAGTCATTAATGTACCCTTATATATATACAGTATACGATGGAATACAATTCCAACTCAATATCAAATTCCGGAAATATTCTGCAAGTGAGATCGAATGGCGTTTTTTCTCCGTGGAAAATGATGTCAGGCGGGGTACGTAGAAAATCCGGAATTTCTAAAAAAAATACCCGAAGGTATAAACGCGGTAAAATTGGAAAAGGACGAAGAACGAGAAGACGTATATAACGTGTTCACCCCCCTCACGAGAGTATAAATCATACAAAATATAAACCAATATTGTATGATTCGAATATGGCAGGTGAAAACATACTAATCCAATTGCTGATAAAATACTTTAATGAAGAAAAATTAACTGTCATCCTCCTCGTATTACTGTCTATCGCAGTGAATGGCATCCAATCGCAAGGTATTTCCAGAATTAATGCCGAAATTATCCAGTCAATTGAAAAGGGGCGCTCAGAAAGAACCACGCAGGTTTTCTTCTACTTGTGTATTGCGATACTACTATTCCTTTTTGTAAGTTACCTATACACCCGCATTCAGAACGAACTTCTAACAAAATTACGACAATGGATGCGATTCAACATGTTGAACATACTTTTGAAGTCCAATAAGGAAAACATGGACGAAATCAATTACCCCAAAATCAGTTCTCCTATAAACAGAGCAGCGTCGGTTTGTTATATGCTGTTCAGTGTAATATTTAGTAAGATTTTACCGGATACGTGTTTCGTCTTGATAGTTACTGCATTCTTGTTTTCCACAAACGTGCCTATCGCAATGCTATTTTTATTTGGTAACGCGATTATCGCTGCAATCGTAGTTTTGAATTGGGATACCATGTTACAAAAAAATAAATTGGCAGTCGACATTGAATATGAAAACGAAGCACGTCTTCTTGAGATTCTGCACAACTTCGACAAAATCATTTACCGAGGGCAGACAGAGTACGAATCGAAAACATTCAAAGACCGGTCGATCGAGGCGTTCGAAAAAGCATTCGACTTTCAAAACACATCTGAAACATACGGTCTATTAATAAACATTGTCATATCTTGTATATTTGCAGTCATTTTATGGTGGATTATAAAGGCATTCTATTCAAAAGAAGTGACCGCGACATATCTGATTACCGCATTAACAATGTTGATTCTGTACCGCGATAAAATGTCGGGACTAATTAATGTTGTACCTGATTGCGTAGAATTCATAGGAAGAACCAGCACGGTTTTGCAGTATTTCAAAGATATGTCTTTAGCAAAAATCGAGAATGAATATAATGCCAAGACGCTCCCATTCCATAAAATCGAGTTCGACAATATTTCGTTCAAATACAAGACGAATACAACCGATGTCGTTTCTGGTCTGTCCGTCGTATTTAATACAAACAACCACGATATCATTGGAATAACCGGACTTTCGGGTAAAGGAAAGTCGACTATTATGAAAATCTTGCTGAAGATGCATTCGGTGAAGGAAGGGACCGTTTATATCGACGGACACAATATCGACGAATTGTCGCCGGATTATATTCGCGCGAATATCACGTATGTGAGTCAGAA